ATCGCATCACACATGGAGTTGAACAACTGGACTTGAGACACGGGTTGCCAAGTGCGGGTAGCAGCGGGCATCTGGATGCGGGAGAGGTCGGACACGGTGGTGAAGGTCTTGGACATTGCAGTTCCTTGAAGGTTTGTGTCTAGGGTCTAGACGGTTGCTTCGGGCGGGTTAGAAGTTGCGACAGAGAGAAACACGGCTTCCGAATCGGTCAGGTACAGGCCAAACGACTCGGATGTATGGAGGGCTACTAGGCCCCAGTAGTAGGACACGGCGAGATCTTCCTTTGCCCATCCCACCCACGCGGTGTTCAGGGCATCGGAAACGGTACATGGGCTTTCTGATTCCATAGTGGTATACTAGTGGATTCCTTTGCTTGTGTCAAGTCGATGAGAAACCGCGTTGCTTCGGCTATGCGCGGCCCAGCCACCGAAAGGTTTAGGTGCTGCTCTTGGGGAGCAGGCTGTGGGTCAGGCGGTTGATGAACGACTCGACCAAGGCTTCCCGAAGCGATGGGTTCTCCACGATCTGCTTCGCCAAGGCGTTAGCCAGACGGCCCATGGGCAGGGACTCGACAATATCTTCCATGTCGATGCGTGAGGCGATGTCGTCTGCATCGAAGTGGTTTGCGATCTCTTCGGGGTCGATGTAGCCCGCAACGGACTCGACATCGATGTAGCCCGCGATTTCACCAGCGTCCAGTTCGACCTTGCGGGTCATCTCTTCCGCGAGGTCATCGGTGTCGATTTGTTCCGCGATTTCCCGGGGGTGGATCCGACTGGCGACTTCGTTGATGAAGTACTGATTGTCGGTCAGGTTGTTGATGCTTTCGGACTTGTCGAACAGGGTCGGACCCGTGGATCCCCGGAGGCTAGCGAGTGCTTCGGGGGAGAGAACGATGCTGACTGGGATTTCCATTTCACTTTCCTTTCGAGAACTGGGATCTGTCTAGACCCTAGACAGGAGGGTTGGTGGAACTTCCACCTAGGACAATGCTAACCGAAACGATTGCTTGTGTCAAGCCCCCTTGATGGTGTCGTTGGTTTCATCGATGACCACCGCGATTCGCTTCAGTTCCCTGCGGACATATTGCAGGGTATCGAAGTCGCATTGCGGCTTCAGGACGATGAGGAACAGGTCGATCACGGCTTCCCACTTGGGGGTGATGTTGATGGTTTCAATGTTGTTGCTGTCGTTGGTCATTGGTCAGTCCGTGAAGGTGTTGTTGGCCGACAGAGTCATTGGTTCGATGGTGCGGGACTGGATTCCGGCAAGGAACACGGGCAGTTCATCGGGTGTCCGCAGTTGGATATCCATTTCACCATCGTATGGCGGGATCACGGCACACTCCATGGTGTCCCCATTGCAGCCGGGGATTATGGAAACTGCCCATCCGTTCTTGAAGTAAATCCGATGACCTTCAGCGTGGCGATACCAATGCACCTTGTCGTTTGATGAGGGGATGTAGTTCATGTCGTTTCCTTTCGTGGTTGTGTCTAGGGTCTAGACGGTTCAGCAGTCCATGTGATACTTGATGGTGTGGCCCATGGCATCGTGTGCCTCCAACCATCCCATAGCCTGAATGGTTTGCAAGCATGGGCCATCCCTGAACTCACCGTTGTAGTAGTCATCCCACACCGCCCGGCGCAACTCAATGACGAGTCCCGGGGTGATCTCGCAGTTGGCCCAACAGCCGTCGCTGCTGTAGCCCGTGGGACACCGTTCCCGGAGCCATGAGTCGAGCCAGTAGGCTTTCCTCAAGTGCATCTGGAAGTTTCCGGACGGGGTGTACGCAGTTAGTGTCTGATCCATTCCCATTGTGGGTTCCTTTCAGAAAAGAGAAGAGAGATGTCTTAGACGCGAGAACGATTCATAACGAACACGGAGTCCTTGATGTTGCCCTTGGCCCGAAGACCGACGATGCAACCCTGCGGGTCGGTCCAACGAGCGTCGGATTCGTCACCGTTGATCACACGGAACCGATCCCACGACGATGGGACATCCCTGAAGACCATGGCGACATTGCCCCCACGATCCAAGTAGTCGAGGCATTCCTCCAAGTTGTGGCCGGAGTAAGACAGGGTCAGCCTGTAGTTCTTCCGGGACAACGAGGCCAATGCCCGTAGATACGATTTGGTGTAGTCGTAGTTGACCGTGGGCAGGTTCAGGGCACGGGCACACACGGATTCGATGGGGATATCCGATAGGACATTCCACCGCATTGCGAAGGGACCTCCACGGCGGGCCCGTGTCTGCAACTCATGGAAAAGTTCACAGTAGAAGTTGAGTGGGTCCTCCATGAGATATCTCGTCTTGTTGATCCGGGCTTGCTGCACATTGGAGAACTTGGAGCGACCTGCGGTGATGCCAAGGCAAGCGGCTTCGCATTCCGGGCTACGCCACGGGCACAACTGGTACCCCGATGCCCCCGCAGGGGCCAAGGTCAGCCCCCAAATGGGCAGGGGCGATGCCTTGGAGAGTTTGGTGTTTGCTCCGGGCTTGGTCAGTAGACCGCTGTGGTAGTTGACACGCAGCGGGTTGTTGCCTGACTCGACGATATAGTCGTAGGCGCGGTTGGCTGCGGCGGAGATTTCTGCCCACTTGGGGGCAACTGGTTGCAGAACAGGCAGAACAGTAAGCATGGGTTTCCTTTCGGTTGTGTCTAGACTCTAGACAGGTCGGGTTGATGGAGAAACGATCCCCACTTACGGAATAATATCAGCAAGTGGGGACCGTGTCAAGGGCCTCAGGGTTGCTTGAACTTCTTGCCTCCCTGATAGGCGGTCAGGTATTCCATCTGCGCGGCGAAGTCGGCAAGCGCGGGCATTCCGTCCGCCTCGGGCGGATTGTGGGCCCGGATGCTCTGATGGATTGAGGGAAGAACAGTCTCTTCGCGGTACAGCCTGAACACATAGACCCCATCGTATCGGAACGGTGAAACATTCCGCCTCTCGGCGTAACAGTCGAGGGCGACTTCATATGCCTCGTGTTGCGTCGTGGCATATACGGTTTGGCTGAACTCCCGTCCCGACGAGTCGATCCACGCAACCACCCATCCGGTTCGCCTTGGGGCGGTCAGGGCCTTGAGTTCGTTGCTCATGGTGTCCCATGCCGACATCAGGTCCTCCGCATTCTCTTCCCCCGGGCCTGACCCGATGAGCCCGCCCTTGTTCAGACGGGCAATCTGCTCTTCAGCCCACCCCATTTCATCTATGCGCTCCTCCAAGGCGTTCTGCCGCTCCTGTTGGCGGTCACAATGGAACACCAGCATGGTGGTGAAGATCCCGACGAATCCCACGGTGATCCATGGGCTAGCGTCCATCAGGGTGAAGAAGAAGACGGACAGGACGATTGCGGTGGCGATCACATAGTGCTTCATGGTGCTTTCCTTTCGGGTTGAGTTTGGTGGTGCCTAGGGCCTAGACCGTCTAGACCCTAGACACCGACCAGAGATCACTTGGTGGCGTGTTCGACAATCAGAGCGATTTCGTCAAACTTGCAGCCGTAGCCATCGTTCACACGGGCAACATAATCTGTAAAGCCGTTAGTCATGCCTGCCCACTCAAGCACTTCCGCGGGCGGGATCGTCGTGGCCTCAATCGCACCGTATGACCGCCGGAATGGGTTGTTGCGGTTCCTGATGTCTTCGACTTCGTCGCAGTACACCTCGCAGAGAACACCAAGGGCACAGAACTCGCAGGTACCCGGCTCAATCGTGTCCCGGACCAGTTTCCGGGTTCCCTGCTTGTACTTCCCGGAGCGCAGAGCGGCAACCCACAGGTCACGGGCAATCAGGTTCATCCAAGTCTTCATGGCTTTCCTTTCGGTGGAAACTGTCTAGACCCTAGACAGAGGGTGCTGAAGAGTGGGTTCACAATGAACACAATCTCCAACAACGGAATGGTATCAGAAAGGAATGACCATGTCAAGACCCCAAGAATAGTGAGGGTAAACTTTGGATTACCTATGGGTCTACAGGTTGGATACCATAGAGTAACTAAAGAGTTGACTTCAGTAGTACTTCTACTAGTCTTATCTCTAATCCTGTATAGATCCTTATAGAGGTCTTTATAAGGATACCTAGGGTATAACTAAAGGGATGTCTAGACCCTAGACAGGTTGTTTCTGATTACAGAAACGGATACGACTGGTATAACTACAGGCAACCCAAAGCAACTGTGGTCGGTCCTTGGCGTGTCTAAATGGGGACGGCCCGCGATGATAGTAGTGATGACAGCGAACGAACCCGGATTGAACTGGGGTCGGGACGGTCTGGAATCGACCGGAATCGACCGGGCCTGATGATAGTAGTGATGACAGCGGCCCAAAAAAAATCGCAAAAATAAAAAAACCCCCGACCACCCGAAGGTGGCCGAGGGTCGATCCCGTGTCTAGAGTCTAGACATCATTCGTCGGCGCAGTCTTCCGTTTCGCGGTCTCCCATGATGGCCACGGCATCCCGGAGCATGGCCTTGGCCACGGTCGCGTCCCGCTTGGCGAGACGATAGGCCAGATCAGCGAGTTCCTGCGCTGGTGCCTTGGCGGTCGACGGTCCCGCCACGATGGCGCGAATGTCCGCCACCGATGCCTCGCCCGCACCGCCATCGGCGCGCATGGGTGCCTTGGCACGAGCCGCACGGACGGCGTTGCGGATGGCAGTCGACACTTCCGACGGATCCTTGCCCTTGGCAGCACGGGCCAGCAGCCGGAGTCCTTCAGCCGGGATTCCCTCAGCCTCAGGAGCGTGCCAGAGCGTGAAGGCCATGGCTGCGGCGCTGTCCGCGGATGAACGGGCCATGCCTGCAGCGGTCAGGACCTGCGTAAGGTAGGTGCGCGGGGCCAGCGACAGAGCGACATGACACCCCGCCTTCAAGGCGGACACCATGGCGGTCCCCACTGCGGCGAGGCCCTTGGATGCCTTGGTAGCCGCCTTGGTGAAGGCCTCATGCGCGGTCCGTTGCGCGTCAGTCATAGCGTCGGCCTTGGTTGCGTCGGGGGTGAGAGTGGTAGCGATTCCTGACATGGTTGGTTCCTTTCGTTGAACCTTGAGAGTGCCGGGACACAACCAACGCGGAAGTGGCCCGACACAAGGAGAATAGCCTACCCTTCGGCTCAAGTCAAGCGCATTGGCAAGTTTTTTTCCACGAGTGAGTCCGGCGTCTAGAGTCTAGACAGAGTGCTAGGGGTGAGTCCGATAAGAAAACGGCGAGTGAGGGACAGGCGTCTAGACCCTAGACGACCCGCTCCACAATCCCGCCGTGATTCCATCGGTTCAACCATGGGCCCACCCTTGGATCCGTTCAAGTCTCGCGCCCGTTTCCGACCTAGTCAAAGCGTGGGGATATCGTCGAGCGGCCACGGGTACCCACGGGGGGTAGCGGGCGGACTAAATATCAATTAAAGCCTTTCACATTTTTTTCCCAAAATCAGCCCTACCCCACTTCAGCCACCTATCGTCTACCCCCATCACCCCCTAGGCACCCGTTTGCAGCCCCTAGGAGCCCGTCTGTGACCTTTTAAGCCTTGGGGGGTACCTCTGGGGCCTCTGCCCTACCCGGGCCTTGTAATGCCATTCCCAGACTGGTCACGACATCCGGGTTCTGACACATCAGTTGCATCAGGGATGTCTCTAGGATCCTGATCTTAGTCTCTGATAGACCTAGTTCATAGACCCCATTCACCATCTCTAGTAGTTCATGTACTAGTGTACTGTAGTAGGGTATACCTCTAAGGTCCTTAGAGATGTGTATCTCAGGAGTAGGGTAGTAGAAGAACTGACCAAATTCATCCTTGGGCATCTCAACAGGGCTCACTTTGATAACATAGGGTGACCACTTGATGTCCATGGATGGGTCCTTTCTAGTGCTTGGCGCGGTTAACTGATCGGTGGACGATCCTTAGATTTGACCTACGGTTATCCCGGGGATTCCCGTTCTTGTGGTCAATATCCTTACCGTCGCCCTTACGGACCTTGCCTTCCCGGATCATCATCCGGCGGACCTTGTTTCGATGAGCCCGGTCTTTCTTGTATCGTTCAGTACCGTGGTACTTTTGATATTCTTCTTTGTAGTCACGATCAGACATCACTTGGCCTTCTTCTTGACCTTGAGTCGGTTCTTGACCTGTCCATAGGCAACGGCATAAGCCTTGTCCTTGGACATCCCCTTACGCACTAGGGCTTCGACAACTTTCTTTGGCATTACTTCTTACCTCCACCAGTAGCACCCTGCGAAGCCCCGCCTGCTTGCAGAACTCCGGGACGGCCACTCAGGCGCATTCCAGTCTTCTGGGCCGGGGTAACTGAAGGACGAGCCGAAGGCTTCGACTTGGAACGACCGTTTGCGGAGGCACCACCATTGTGGTTCTTCTTCATACCAATCTTGAGTTCCGAAGCAATAAACTTGTTAAACATCGACATGATTACCTCTTTGCAGGGGACACTTTGGGACCAGATGCACCACGCATCCCGATCTTCATCTTTTCACGCTTCTTAGCGGCCAGTTCAGACTTGGACATTTCGCCCACAGTCTTGGGAGTCTTCTTACTGATCTTGCGGCTAGGGCGACAATACTCGTTCTTACCACCACCGCCACAGGGCTTACCAGTACGGGTATCAACCCACTTCTCGTCTGTCCAACGCTTCAGGTTGGCTCCTGCTTCGCCCTTACGGACATCTCCCTTGGCCTTCCGGCACTTGGCGGTAGCCTGAGCAGCCCTTGCGGACCACTTGCCATACGACCGCATGACCTTACGATAACACGCATCTTTGGGCATAAATCACCACGCCCTACAGGACCAGTACCGAGCCTTGGTCTTAGGCCCCGGGTTGTCGCAGTTATGTCGAGCCCGGAAGTTGGCCCTACGACCCGGGATGTGCTTCTTGATCTTCATCTTGGGGTCGCCAAAGCGAACCACCTTGGTCTTTTCGCCATCCTTGACGCACACGGCGGACTTCTTGTTTCCACCCGGGGTACGCCACGGAGTATTCAGTTTCTTGCCTTTACAGGGGTTTGCCATTTGCCATCTCCAGCAGTTCCTTGGGCAGGGCTTCGCGCAACTCACGCATAGCCTTAGCCAACTTGGTTGATGCCTTTAGGGAGCGTTCGCTTCTTAGGTGATCCTCGTAAGAAAGCAGAACTCTGCAAGCCTTATGGGTTAGGTTCAAAGACCACTCAGTCACAGGCTCATCCATGTGTCACCTCTGGGCTTACGCCCGACAGCGTGTTCCATAAACCGTTCCAGTTCACGATCCAGTTCTTCCTCACGACGCTGAGTAATCTTACTCTGGGCATCCTGAGCCATCATTTCAGTCCAGAACCCCACGGCCATTGCCAGAACATCCAGTCGGTCATCGTAGGCCAACGCCTTGCGGACCCGGGTAATTCGTGACATCTGCCACAGCAGGCTGTACTGAAGTGCCTTCTCCGAGGCGTATTTCTTGGTTGACTCGTAGTCAGACCGGATCACATTGGTGTCAATGACCAGCCTGTGCTGGCACATAACGGGTTCCAAGGTGTCAACGATCCGGCGTTCCTTCTGGGTGTTGTGACGGACCTCTTCGACCGTACAGGGGTAAGACTTCATCAGGTACGGCTTCAGCAGTTCGGTAAACATACCGTCGCCAAAGTTCGATTCCACGATGATCTTGTTCACCGCTTGGGTCTTGGCAATGCCAACCAGACGCTCCATGGTTGTCTGGTCGTACCCTCCAGTCAAGCCACCAGCATCGGTGACATACAAGAACCCATTCAGCATCTTGACAACCGCATAAGCAGTCTCGTTATCGCCACGACCCGAGGGGTCAATAGCCATGATGCTGCCAGAATACGGCACCCACTTGCCCTGCATATCCATTGGGCTGTAGTACCGATCTCCATTGAAGCCCACGCAAGGGATGTCCTTGACGATGTTGCTGGGGTTCATGGCCCAGACAGGCTTCTCAGGGGCGTTCTCTGGGTTCAGACCGAAGACGATCAGGTCGCTCAACTTGAGCGGGTACCTGTCTGCGTCACTCAGGGTCGAATCCAGCATGAACTGGAGGGCAAACCCGGTGCGGCCATAGGACGCTTCGCGCTCCATTAGGTCCATGGCGTTAAACCGCCTAGGATCCGTTGGGTCGCCTTCTACGCCTTCCCTGAGCATGGGAGCCAGTTTGTCCCCAAAGGCCGTCTTGAGGCGGGAATCGGGGTACCTAGCGGGCCAGACACGGGTGTCATAGCCCTTTTCGTGCAGACCGTGGTAGATCGACTGTTCGGTCTGCGGCGTACCTAGATAGATCACCTCCCCTCCGGGTTTGAGAACTGCTTCAAACTCAGCAATGGCACCCTGCAACTTGTCCCTCATCAGGAAGGTTGCAGAGTTATTCAGCGATTCGACATCGTCAGCAATGATCAGGTCAGCACGACTGCCCGTGATCTGGCTTGTGATTCCCTTAGAAACAACACTAGGGGCCTGAGAGGCTGGGGCGGGGCCCACATCGAAGGCAATCTTGGAGTTACGCTGATCATCCCTAGGCCGGAGATGCTGGCAAATGGGAATTTCGTTGATCAGTCTCAGGGTAAAGGTACTGAAGTCATCTGCTCGTTGCTTTGAGGCAGACACCACCAGCACATTCAACTTGGGATCATGCAGCAACCTGAAGACCACATAGGCACTAGTAAGCCAACTCTTGCCTACCCCACGGAATGCCTGTACGACACGCCTACGGGGGCCCTTATGTAGGTACTTGGAGATGTCCAACTGGATAGGGGTGGGCTCTGGTAGCCCAAGATGGTCCCACGCCAGATAGACGAAGTTCCTGAAGTCCTTCAGTTTGCGTTCTAGTTCACTCAAGCGGCTTCTTCTTCGTCAAAGGGCATGATCTTGGCGAGATTCAGCATGGGCTGCGAGGCATCAGGAGCCGCATCAATGCCGTTGTCCTTGAGGAACTGACGGGCAACGCTAAGATCCGAGGGGGTCGCATCCCCGTTCTGGATCTTTCGCAGCAACTCTTGAGCAAGAGCCGAGTGGATTGCTTCAAGGATGTCTTTGTTCACGGTGCTGCCTTAATGAGTGAGTCAACAATGGCTTGAGTAATCTTAATGTAGCCATTATCGGCCTGCATAAAGTCCATGAAACTAGTGTACAGATACTCGTTTTCTGCGGTATCGGGACTAACTGTTACAGACTTCGCAAGAACAGCCCGAAGATGCGCTGCATATGGAACAGGAGCAGTTGCGTTAGTGGCTTGGAATGGGTCGTACAGGTTCAATGCAGCGATTCTAGTAGCCGGGTACGAAGCAGCAATGTCATAGACGGTAACACCAGCAGCAACCTGAGCCGCTTCGGCTCCCCAAACATTAGCCGCTGCTGCCGTTGCTGGACGAGCCGCTGCCCAGTTGCCAATATCTGAAATATCTGGAACTTGAGCCGAAGTCGGAACAGGATGACTAACCGAGAAGACAAATGCAAGATCTGCCGCCGGGAAACTCAGTTCACTCCACAAAGTACTGAACATGACGCGAATATTGTTCGCTTGCGTTGTCCAACTGGCTCCACCTTCAGATCCATTGATTCCCGTGTTCATAAAGATCAGAACACGCCCAGTACCCCCAGCCGCAATCTGTCGCTGACGGACCTCCTTGAGGTACATCTTGACAAGCCCAGTACGCTCATTGAGGATCTGATACACCTGAGCCGTAGTATGTCCGCCGTTGTAGGTAAGGCTGGACACCGAAATTCCCGGAATGGTCTTACGGATTACAGAGTGCCAGAAGAATGCTGCTGGACCTGTGATGGGGTTTGAGCCAAAACCGTCATACGACATCGCCAGCATATTTGGCTCAATCGGAGCCGATGCCCTAAGAGTCGTGGTGTAGTCCAGCGTTTCGGTCGCATAGCCGTAAGAACCTGCATTGGTGTTCACGGTTTTTTGCGCCAGAACATCTGCAATGTTGGTTGTAATCTTCATCCTGAAATTGCCAGCACCTTCATTGAAAGTACCGTAAACCAGTCGGTATTGGATGTCTTGATCAGCCCCGCCGTTTCCCATGATCAATGGATGACGCGGAGCAATACGAATGCGAGTTCCTTGAGCCGCTGAAGTGTAGGTTCCACTTGCAATAAAAGCCGCACCATACGCAAATCCGGCTGGACGCAAGACTCCACCAACAAAAGTGTCTGTTTCGGTTGTCGGTAGTTGAGGCGGCTGCTTATACACTCCAATAGCATCCTTCAAAGCAATAGCAATAGCATTACTTGCAGCCACAGCACTTTCAAGATTTGTAATCGGACTAGTGCCCGAATCGGTACGGGTATTTCCACGCCACCCTGCTTCAACATAAGGGCCTACAAGACCGTTGTATCTAGTGTTTCCGCTGTCGTTTCCGGTAAATGGAGCCGTGTCCGAAGTGAACTGCATTGGGGTAGCATAGATGCCCATCCCAAGGTTGGCGCAAGTATGAGTCAGTCCAACGGTGTAACCAAAGTTTCCCGGAGATCCAGAGTTAGAGTCGCCAATGGTGACGATGTCCAAATACTGCGTATTGCTTTGGGCTTCCTTCAGGAAGGTACCAGCCCGAGAACTGCCGTAAACACCCGCAACCGGGGCTGAAGACACGGAAGATCCGGTCTTCTTGATAATAATTGTCGAAGCGCGACGATCAGCCATGTCTTCAGCCTCCTAGTTAGCGGGTGTCAATTACTCAGCAAGCCACACATTGAAGTTGTTGTTGCCACCGTTAATGACGCGAACGCGCATATACGGAGCCAGAGCGACAACCTTGCACCAGTTGTTGTTGCCGTTCAGGTCGTTAGCGTATTCGGTATCGGTGTCCTTGCACGACTCAATCACGAACCAAGTCGTGTTATCAAACGAACCTTCGATGGTGGCGCAGGCGGTGCTGCTGGAGAACTTGCTACCAGCGTGCTTGACAACGGCCAGACCGAACTGATCGGGACGCTCACGGGTGATGTAGACCGAGGAGGTCACAGCCGTAGCACCAACAGCGGTATTAGTGAGAACCTGAGTGTAACGCATTTACTTATCCTTGTGAAACGAGTTTGAAAAGAAGGTGAACAGAGAAAGACACTATTGCTCCCACCGTGGCAGCAATACCCATTGTGAACGATTTGGAATGCTCTAGATCCCGAATACGCTCTTCGTGAAGTTTGATTTGATCTTCTTGAATACGCTGCATCTGTAGTAGCGCATCCACTTTGCCCTCAAGACGGCCAATCGCCAGCATAATTTCCGGAGTGTCATGGGAGTGCATTAGGCGACCCTCTGAACAAGAACACTCTTGATATAAAGAGTACCAAGACCACCATTAGGAAGCCCGACTTGAACTGTATTAGATCCACGGCACCTCCATGTTCCGGTCAGTTGCGTGAATCCAGAACCGACACTTGTACTTAGAACATTTGTGGTCGTGTTGTAATACACAGTTACAGCGGCATTAAGTGCAACAGTTGTTCCAGATCCTTCACCAGTAGTGATCAACAAGTTACTACCGATTGGATACACAAGATCCGCCGTGGCATCGCCTGTAGCCGTATTGACTTGGGCAGTAGCAACTAGACTTTCAGCCCATCCCTTAGTAACGGCATCTTGGGGGTCGATTGGATTTGCGACACTAATAATCCGTTGACTATTTAGATTAAGTGACGCGGTAGGCAATGACCAAGAGTTCAGCGTGAAACTGTTAAGAGCGATTGTGCTAGGAGTTGCTGAACTTGTTCCCGTGTTACCAACCAAAGTTGAGGCTGGAATTGTCTGCAACTTGCTCAAAGAAACAGCAGCGTCGCTAACAATGTTGGAGTTGGTGATACTGTCTAGACCTGAAAGATCCCCGAGGTCGAGAGCCGTGCGCAGTCCAGAAGCATCCGCAGCATTCAACAGGCCACGACCGTAGGTTGTTACTTGAAATAGAGCCGAGCCTGTTGATGTCGAATAAATCATGTTTTGCACATTAGCCGTGGCGGGCCTAGGCAAAACAGAAGTTGGAATCAATGATCCAGCCGGAGGATTGAGCGCGGGTGCCGATTGAATACGACTTGCTGGCAGAGTCCCGCTGGCAATCTTTGAGCCGTCGATTCCGTTATACCCCGGAAACAGTACGACATTTACCTCACGAACTTTATCGTCCGTAATTGCATCGTCTTCAATCTTAGCCGTCGTTACCGCATCATCCAGAAGTTTCTGGGTGGTTACTGCGTTATCTGCTAGACGGCTTGTTTCAACGGCTTCTGGAGCAATCTTTGCCGTAGTAACGGCATCGTTAATAAGGTCGTTGGTACCCCAAGGCCCGCCGCCGCCTCCACCGCCTCCTCCACCACCTCCAGCGGCGGCAATAGCCGTTTCAACCCATCCCTTAGAAGCGGCTGAAGTTGCCGTCGGAGGGGTAGCCGGAAGATTGCGAAGATCCGTCCCTTGAGCCGTCCAGAACGGAGTAGTCGGATTCGTGGTGTCTTTGGGGAGGTACTGCCCACCACTAGTAGGCAAAGCAGCCTGTTCTTTGGCCTCTTGAACCAAGTGAATCATGGCCTTTAGAGCCAAGTTCAATTGGTCAGCATTGAGAATTTCAGTATTGAAAAACTCAAGAACATTGTCCCTGAAGGTAGCCAGTTTACTTGGCGTGACTCGTTGCATCCGAATACTGGAACCCGGTGCAATGTTCTGCGGATTGTTGATAAAAAAGAACTGGAGGCCCAAAGACGGACTCGGAGCCCCAAGCGTCCAATAAGGCTCTCCAAACTTAGACGGACTGTCGTAGTCAATTTTTACATTGTTGACATAGACTTCTAGGAAGTCGGGGTCAATGTATCCATCGATGCCGCCAGAGGGGGTGTAAACCTTAAAAGCATTTGAAGACCCGCCGTCTGTGTTTGGGTAGGTGTATTCTACATAACTATTTGGCATTTAAGGAGTCCTTAGATTCAGTCTGAAGACCGGGGTTGACGGCGGTTCAGGTTGTACTCATCCGAGATTTCCTCTTCCAGAATGTTCAGGTACTGTTTGATACCCGGCATATTCTGGAGCGGCAACAGCATTCGGCCCATGTGGACCGTCTTGCTGGTGATCTGGCGTTCGACATCCAGTCCAAGCGGCTTGCCAATCAAGGCACCCTTGGCATCATTGATAACCCCCACAGCGTTCTTGATGGTGGTTTCGCCGGGGAAGCCAAAGGCACTCAGGCCCGAATATCGATAAGGAGCAAACAGCGGGTCCTTATCGACCAGCCCCCACATAGCATCGGCCCCCTTGGTCAACAGGAACATTTCCGAAGGTCCAGAGAACGATCCGCGAACAACTCCCTCAAGGGTCAACAGTTCTTCGCGCTTCTTGGCTTCCTCGTAGTTCCTAGACTGCTTGAAGGACCACCAGTCAGCGTAGTTGCGCCCGTAGCCAATCAGGCCCGCAAGCATGGCGGTAGCCGTGATTTCCTTGGCTACCTGAAGCCCACCGCCCTGCTTGACTCGTCCAGCATTCTGGATCAGGAAGTTGTCGATGCCCTTCAGATTGAAGGTGGAGAACTGAGTGAACAGACGGCCCCACCAAGTGAAAGCCATCTTATGGAAGTCACCCCGGGTTGGAACATCCTGAATGCGGGTGCGGACCATGCGATCCACAAACTTCTTCAGTTGATCCATCTCGACAGCATCCATGTTCTTCAGGCCAACGACCCGCTTGCCCAAGAATCCGTCCTTAAGTTCGGCGTTAGAGGCCACCCACTCAGCCAACTTCTTGTATTCATCGGGCTCAAGACCTAGGCTACGGATGGCCCCAACATCCAGACCCTTCTTCAGGGCTCCAGAACCCAACTCAAACAGATGCTGAAGGGCCGTAGCCGCCGTCAACTGCTGGGTAAAACTGGTGATCGGGGCCAGACCAGAGATGTCCGACATCAGGTTCGTGGCCCCACGCACGGCATTCTGGAAGGGTCCGGTGTACTCAGTAGAGCCCAACGGGTCCATAAAGGTTCGCCGCAGACGGTCGGTGGAGGGTGAGAACCAAGCGTCCAAGAAGGATGCAAAGTTCTGGGCAGGGCGATCAAGGTTCTTGTAGTTGGCAATCATTTCAGCCAACACAGGCAACTGCGTGAAGGTCCTGCGGACTCCCAAGGTACCGACAATACGGGCAACTTCGCTGATGGCTGCAAGGCCGAACTGACCACCAGTAGTCAGGTACCCATACTGCATGAACAAGGACATGGCCTTGTCACCAAACTTGGGGGCTCCTGAGTAGATAGGTTCATACCGCAGGGCGGCAATGACTTCCTTCAGGCCCTCAAGATGTCCCTCTTCGACTGCACCACCAAGTTTACGAGCCGTATCGAGCATCTCGTTGATGGTGCTGACCTTCAGCGGCTCTTGAACCTCGACCCCATCAACTACCTTCTTGGGTCCCTTGAAGCCGTTTGCAGCCAAGTAGTCGTTAAATCCGTTGATCAACCGACGCTCGTTGACGGCCCCCATGACTGAAGTGATGTACTTCCGGAAGACCTTGGGCAGATCGTCATCAAACAGGTCCGCCAGAGACAGGTTGTTCCGCCCGTTACCCAACAAGTCACCAGTAGTGGAAATCTCAGCCGACTCGTCCAGCAGAATGCGAGAACGACCAAAGGGGGTCCTACTGCCAGTCTTAGCCTTCAGGGGGCCAAGAAGATCCCCAAGGGCCTCCACCAGTTCCTGATCCTGCTCGGTCATAGGAGCATTCTCGGTGGACTTGGCAATGCTGATCAGACGCTCCGTGAAGACCTTAGCAGCAGCCTTGACATCGCCAGTAAAGGTTTCTTCGACCCCATCAATAACAACCTTGCGTCCGTTTTTGGCAATAGCCTGCTCAATCAGACCAGTCAAGGCTTCCGTACCTTCACTAGTGGTAGCCAAGCGTCGAATCATGTCGAACCGCCACAGGCGAGGGACATAATTTACAACGGCAGACTTGGTGAACCCAGCCACCCCAGCCTCAAAGGCGATGTTGTGGACCTTTTCAAAGATCTCCTTGAAGCCCCGGGCAGCATCATTCACAGCCGACACCGTGTCATCAAAGTTACCAGAACGCATCTGCTTCATTATCCGACGGTTGAATTGAAGCCGAAGATCCTTGTTGCCAAAGGCGTACTTCCAGTTGTCCAGCAGCGTACCAGCGTTTTCAGCAATGTCCTCAGTTCCACGACCCATGGCAAACCGCACAAACGAGTTGCGGTATCCACGCATGAAGGTGAACATGGTGGAATGCAGGATCTGACTGCCAGCCTCAAAGATGGTGTACTTGGTAGCCGCTCCGGTGGCTCGACGGGCATTGAAAGCCAGCGAAGCAATCAACCGAACGGCACCGTTCTCCGACTCCATGGCCCTAGCCGCTTGATTCAGCAGGGGAGAAATCAGAGGAATGCGCTCGGTAAACCAAGTTGACAACTGCTTAGGCACCCCGTCAAAGGTTCCCGGGGTGCTGGTAATCGTCGGAGGCGAACCTCCGGTGTCGGGACCTCCAGCCACAGCAGCCGCCCTGACCGTCTTACTGGTGGCGGTGGCTGACAGACGCTTCAGGACGCTTTCCGGAAGATCAATAGGCTTTGTAGTACGGCCCTTACGGCGGGCCACGGTACTTGCGCTACCGACCTCAACAGCCCCAGTTCGCTTGTTGATGATTTCGATTACCGCAGCCTTACGGCCATAGGTATCGACAACTACTCGACCCTTGGCGTTAGTCCGGGTAGGGGGATTCTTAGCCAGTTCACGAAGGTCGTTCACCACCTCATTGACAACCTGACGAGTTACCGTACCACCACGGGATCGAATCTCGTCCAGAACACGGAAGACCAGAGAGTTAGGTGCGTCTTGAACCGAACGCCACCGACCCGTGTTAAACAGGGACCACACATCGTCAACAAGGAACTCCCGTTCATACACGGCATCGAAGCGTCGGTCTGCTCCGTTGATCACCGACCGCTGTTGAAGAGGACGGAACTTAGAAGCGACCTCCTCACCAAGTTCATCACTCAGGGCTTCCCAGAATCGCTTGTTGAACGCAAAGCCACCTCCTCGACTAGTACGAGCCGCTGTGACCATGGCGCGACCAATCGCCTTAAAAGTGTCTACGGTCGGTTGGGCTCCGGTAGCCAAGGCCACTTCAAAGGCTGCTGCTTGCGCTCCATCAAGACGAGGAAGTTCTTGTGGAAGTCCACTCCATTCTTTGAAGCCCGCTTCAGCACCTTCTTGCAAGGCTTCGTCAGCAGTACGGCCTGTAGCACTAGCGAGAACCTGATCCGCATAGGCGGCAGATTGGAAAGCAAAGGGCGTATAGTTGATCTCAAAGCCACCCGGGAGAATCGCCTGCCCTTGACGGTAGAAGCCCTGCGCCGCCTCCTCAATCTGGTCTGCCACAAAGCGGCGACCAAAGGCTACTCCACCAATCAAGCCAGCAGCCGACCCCGATATAACCATGTTCTGGACAACCTCGCCAAAGGAGGGGTCGTACAGCGGATCAAGTCCCTGTCGGGCAAACTGGTAAACGACTTCTTCACCGACACCCACAGCCGTATACCTTGCTCCAAGGCTCAGGCGGGATACAGCATTGGCTGCTTCTGCGGCAGCGGTAGCAACAGGTTGGGCACCATACGATCCAAACGACCGTGAAGCCACCTTGCCAGCCATCGTAGTGCGGGTACCAAGGCCAGCCAAGGCAATAGGCTCTGCAAGGTACCCACCCAATGCCATGACTCCAATGTCGGCCACAAGGCCCGTAGCGAGGCCAATAGTGGACGCTTGAGCCTGCGGCATACCACGACGGACAAACTCAAGGCGGTCCTGATACTCGTTGTAACTGGAAGCCGACAGGACATACTGCCAATGCTTTGCCGGAATGGTATCCAGATCCCTTTGCAGCCCCTCCTTGTTGTTGCCCATCGAATAGGTAACAGGGGAGCCGGGGCCGACTTCGTTGATACTTGAGAAGTTCAGCGGGTCCTTTATCTCGTCCGAAAACCGGTCATAGATTCCCTCTACCGTCTGATAGATTACACTACCCATACCCGATTGAACAGCCCCTGACAAGAACCGTTCACGGGCATCTGAAGTCAGCATCTCAAAGTTGGGGTCATAGATCCCATCGCGGTTGAGAATGGCTCGTTCAGCCGCCATCTCTTCGGCACTCTGAGTGAAGATTGGACTTGAGAAAGTTAGTTCAGCCATGGTTTATAGTTGTTTGCTTTAGTTAGCGTATAGCCACTCATCCAGCCACAGCGGAAGCGACGATCTCTGTCCTTTAGTTTTAATTAGCAAAGGAGGCAGACGCGGTGTCTTTCCCCTCAGCATCTCATCAACAGTCTGAGCAAACAGGGCATTATCCATCTTGATGTCTTGAGCCCTGATAAGACCGCTAGTGACGGCGTTTCCGTTCTCACGCACAGCCATCAAGACCTGATCTGCCCCCGGAGGCGACACGACAACCAAGGTTGCATTGGGGTTGTTGGGATAGTTGGCCCGGAGCCACGCTTCAAGATACATTTCATCCTGATTAGGACCAAGGTTTCGCTTCGGAAGCAGAGAGCCACGGATGAACACATTCTCTTCCATGACCTTGTCCATAGCGACCTTGTGGGCACTACGAGCCGCCATGGGGTTGTTGCTTACTTCCGTTGCGTAGTGTCTCCGGTATTCGTAGTCGAGATAGGTACCAGCATCGGGCTCAAAGGCTCCAGAACGAGAAGTAGACGCAACGGCCTCCCTAAGTTCTGCGTATGATACCCGAATGTTTTCCCTAGTCTGTTGATCAGATCCATCAGTATCCATCCACTTGACAGGATTGATCTTATCGAAGTAGTCGATCTTGGACACGCCGCCGAAAGACATCAACCTAGAGACATCCCGAGCCACATCTCCGATCTTTTCTCCAGCCCGAATACGGTCCACAGCATAGTCCAGTTGAGCAATCAGAGCCTTACCGTTTTCCCCGCCGGGTAGAATCGTGGACAGATTTTGGTTGTTGTCCTTAGCCAACATATAAGCCATCACCATGTCTTCGGTGTATGGCAACGCTCCAACCTCACCCGATCCAGCCCGTTCCACAACCTGTGGATTCATTTCGCTCAGGAGCCCTCTAAAGGCCGGAGCGACATCCCGAGCATCCTCAAACTCAGTCGCAAGATTCATACGCATAGCGAGGAATCGCTGCCTAACTGATGCGGCTTCTTCGCGGGTAGCGGCCTTCTGAAGGTACACAGTTTCGTACTGCTTCAGAGCATCCCGCATCTTCGTATATGCTTGAGTAAGGCCCTTCTTGTACTTAGTGTCGTTAGGATCAGTAAGGCCGAGGGTCTGAGTCAGGTAGGTATCGTACTGCTGGCGGGCTTCTGCGAATCCGGGAACAAAGTTGCTGTTTGGCTTAAAGGACTCACGAACTTCACGGTCCAGAGTGGGCAGGATCCCGTCGCCATTTCCAGTACCGTTCCAGAGAATCGTGGTGGCGTTATTGATGTTCCTAATAGACTGGGCTTCAAAGGTATCATCTTGAACCTTTGCAAACATCTCCTCAGCCCTAAACCGCTGCTCAGGAGCCAATCCGAGAGTCTCAATACGATTCTTATACTTCTTAAGGGCCGCAGAAGCCTCTTCGTCACTTTGTGCATTCTTGGCATCTAGGGCCAACTGATAAAGTTCGTTGGTTTGAGCGTCTGCCGTAACCAGTACACGATCTTTCTTTGCTTGTTCGGTAATCCGATCCAGCAATTCCCGGCCCCTATACAACTGCTCAGGGTCTAGACCGATAGCCCCAACACGCTGCTTGAGTTCTGCAAGCCGTGTATCAAGGTTCTCAACACCATCGGTATCCGCTGCAAGAGTAACCAGTTCCCAGAAAGCGTTGTTCTGTTCTGTCTTTACTTGGGCCTCACGCTCACGAATAGCAGCCGCGCTGAAAGAACGCAAGTAGCCAATCTTGGACTCTTGCTCGTTTGCGTTGATCCGCACCTTGCCCTGAGCAAAGTCTTCCCGAAGGGCTTCTTCGGCCTGCTCCACAGTTATTGCACCAGACACGATTTGTGGAGTCAGATCCTTTTCAATCCGCGCTGCCAAAACTTTTGATTCTTCGGCAGACATCCGGAGGTCGTTGGCTTGGATCTTAGAGGCGTTCATCGCCATCTGAGTCTTGGCGTACTGAGTGCTGGACAGCGAACCAGTACCAGACTTAATGGCATTGAACATCTCCCGAGCAGCCCGGGGGTCATCCGAGGTCGCCATCAGTTCAACCAACGCATCCACAGCAGCATTATTGACGCGGTTAGAAGCGACACCCTGATTGACCATCTCATCCAGACGGGTCTGAAGCGTTCCTAGAGCCTGCTGGCTGACCGTTGGGTTTGGACTGGTCCAATCTTGAGCCGCCCGCTGGACCTCTGAAGCCACCCCCGTCAGGATCTTCTGGGTGTTGTGTTCAATGACGCGGCCTTCATGCTTGGCCTGCATCGTCCCCATGAAGGGATTGAACGACTCGTAGAAGGACCTGCTCATGTACGACGCATCGCCCATGAACTGGTTGACATTCTGCGTGTACTGGTAGGCGAAGGCATCGAAGCCCCGGGGGTCATCAAGGAACGACGGGTCTTCAGCAACCTTCTGCTCCAGCAGGCTCTCAAAGTGAACCCGGGCCTTCATGGCCTCAATGGATCCGCTGGCCTTCTGGGCACCAACGGCAAACCACGGGTTCTCCGTGGGCTTGATCTCACCAGACTGAACCAATTGCTGGTAAGACTTCCGGCTCTTGTTGACCAGATCCATACCCTGCTGGACCTGTTCTTCGTTCCATTCCTGCTTCAGGCCCCCAGCAAGACGAGCCGCGCTCACCGACAGATTGCTAAAGGCTTCGGCAAACTGTAGGGCGTTGTTGACGGTTTGCTGGTCATACAACTCCGCAGCCACCGCATTCTGGTTGGGCTGGATAAAGGTGCTGACTGGTTGGGCAGTTACGCCAAGATTAGGTCGTGCTTTAGCCATTGTTGTTATCCAAGCCTCTGAGAGAACGGCATTGGCGGAGGTGCTGAAGTTCCTGAAGGAGCAACATATCCGCTGGCCCACGGGCCCGGTGCCCCAGTACCCGGAGTAGCCGCTGAACCCACCCCAGTCGGAGCGCGGAACGAACTGAGGGCACCATAAGTACTGATACCAGTAGTGATGCCATTGATGATCGGAAGCCACGGACTGGGGTTAGCAGCAGGCGGAAGCGGGGCCGGGTAACCACCATTGATGGCACTCTGACCACGGGCGTAAATGGCTTCAATTTCCACACCCATTTGTGTCCGCATATTACTAAGGTTCCTAGCCGCAGCGGACTCAAACTCCATGACCTCCCGATCAAACTGGGCATGAAGAAGATCGACGCTTCGCCCTTCGACACCAGCAGATGCGGCCACAGTCGTGTAGGTAGCCTTGGCTTCACGGGCATTCCGAGAAACGCCTTCAAGTTCCTGACGAACAGCAAGGGACCGTTCGATGTTCTGACGGCCTAGTTGATCAATCTGAGAGCCGACATCCCGGATGACCGCCTCAGCGTTCTGGAGATACTGCTTATTGCCTGCGACCCCCAGACGGGCCCTATAGGCGTTCTGTTCCTTTGCGGCTTTGTTCTGGGCATCAGCCTGAGCCGCAGCAGACGCTGCCCCAATCAGAACAGAAGTAACAATGCCACCCGTTACATCACACATTTCGGTACCTCACAAACTCGATGAATGGAAGTCCCTGCACCCCATAGTGGGGAACAGTTCGGACAAATTTGAAATCAAGCCATTGCAGCCACCTGATATGCACGGTGTTGCGCTGGTCAATTAGGTTGTACAGTAGGGGGCTTTGCTGCTGCAAATAGTCCACCCACTTACGAGACTTTTTTAGGAAGTCCCACTTGTAATCAAACAGGTGATCAGATCCCAGCATCCAGACCCGGGCCCCAATGGGCTCCAGAAGATACCCAAACATAGCCAAGGGTAGCCCGTTGCTCTGGGCCTCAACCGTAAAGCACTCCGTAGACAGCCTGTAGCCGACCTCCAAAGCCTCTTGGGGCCCAAGGCCACTACAAGCCACCACTTCGTCCCGGTCAGCCTGACGCATATCAAGGGCCACTATGGCCGGATCGGTTGGTCTGGTATACCGGACATCAACAAGCATGATCACATATTACTGGATCGTGTGGTGTACTCAGCCTCAATTTCACCAGACAAGATCTTACAAGGCAAGAACGAGTTGTTGATGATTGAGATGGTGATGTTGTCGTTCTTGCTGAAGATAGGCACCCGGAACTGACCCGTCTTCAGGTAAGGAGCCCCAACAACGGTAGACCCAAGAATGTCTCCGGCAAACTCGTACTCATAGGGGGTGCCATCAGGAGTCTGAGTAGTCACCTTGAAGTACCCAGTCTCAGCAAACTGGAGAATCATGTTGTGGATCTGGTAGCGACCTCCAAGCACAGCAGGCATATTCGGCCCACGCTTGATGTACTGGGTCGAGAAGGTGTACTTCATTTCATACACGGAGCCAACCCAGTATTGAGAACCAGAAACATCTCCGTCAATAACAATGGTTCCGGGTTGGTTCACACTTCCGGTGTTGTCGTTGACCTTAAAGACAGCCGGAGTTCCCGACTCAATGATCAAGGAGTTGCCGAGATCGTTCACTACCTTGGTGATCCCAGCAGCATAATCCAGTCCGTAGGGTAGGGTAATCGTGGTCTTTTCAGTAATGCTGCTATAAGTCCCAGAAAGCCGTGCGCGGCAATCAAGGTGGGTCAGCCAGTCATTGATCGGACTATCGGTCAACCCAGATCCCATTCGGATCTTGAATAGAGCCGGGATATAGGCATTGGTCGTTGGGGTTGGATTTCCGATCTTACGGCGCATCAAAGCAACCACAAACAAATCTGACTCTACAAAGCCAGCCCATAGTGGTTCACAGAACTCTGAACCGTGGGCATCCGCATCGACAAAGATCTTCGAAGAGTCAGCCAGTTCGCATTCAACCCACGCAGACTGAGCCCGTTCCCCGTTAACCGCCAAGTACCGATACAGGTACAACTTCTTGTTTGCGATCAACGATACAATGTTGTCGTGCGTAGAAGCGGCCAGAGAGGTGGGAGTACCGCTAATAAACCTAGACACATTCGTGGTCAGGTCGTTTGCAAGGTACGAGCCATCAAGGGCTGGCTGGGGCACCAGTTCACGCAGCCCAACATAACCACCGTTGTTGTAGGTGAAGAAGATTGAGTTTGCGGAAGGAACTGGGCGGCAGATGTACGACTGGTTTTCGTAATCCGCTGCGGTGGAAATGGCGACCGTTTTGGGGGTAAAGACATCTCCAGTACGCAGGACCGACTGATTCGTAGGAGTCCAGAGGATCAGATCCCGGTTGAATGGGACAGCCGAGTGGATGATTCCGGACTTCTGTGAGGATGAGGCAACATCAATAGTGTCCGTATCCAGCAGATCCAGTACCGTGGTACGGAAGAAGTTGAAGAACTGCCCTGTCTCTGAGAAGATCATATTCTCACCAGACAGAATTCCCAAACGGCCTTGGTAGTAGGTCAGTCCGTTGATCCGAAGAGGTCCGGGCTGAAACCCTTGATTCATAAATGACGGAACAGGATTCGTATCGTCATCCCCAACAAGCCTGTTGGTCCACTTGTAGGTAGCCGACTGTGCCGCCGGGATGCCAGTCATAGCCCCGCCATTGGCCGCAGTAACCACAAAGTCACCGACTGAATTACGAATGACAAGGATCGGCATCGTAGACACATCCACCTCGTAGAAGAGGTCAGGTGCTACGGTTTCTACCCAGACTCCACGCGAAAAGTCCCCGTCTTCGGCCTCAAACTTCACCCAGTAATCGTCGTAACTCGACTCCGGAACTCCCAAGACCTTGACGGTATAGCCATGTGGAGCCGTTGGAGGAAGGTCTTCAAAGCGTTCAACCGTATCCCGGATGAGGCTGATTCCTTCGCCAGCAAAGTCATCTTCAACCGTGGGATCAAAGTCGAGTGGGGTTGAAGTCCTTGACTTAATCCAGATCACCCCGTCCTTGACTCTGGTGTTATTGAACCGATTAGTTTCAAACAGTTTGCCTGCGGATCCGAGGGCTGGATCTGCGTTGTTCCCACCAATACCGTCAAGCGGTCCGATATAACCAGATGCTCGACCAAATGCCAAACTCTCTGCAATATGGTTAGTACCCACTTCTCCACTAGAGTCGGCTTTAATTCTAACTTTAGCGTTAGCGACTCCGTTTTGAGTAGGGATTGTAAGTTCCACGCCGACATCACTACCAGTATCTCCCGGGCCTTGGGTAGATAGTGGGCCCTCTAGTCCCGTGAAGTCTGTTACAAGGCGAACATCGACTACGCCGCTGCTACCCGCGACATAAGTCACATACGCCTGCGGATAGACATCGGCCTTGATTCCCTTTGAATAGGTCAATGTGCTGAGTATTGTCGTACTGTTGTTCGCTGTCCCAGTTCCGTTAGTCGTTACAATTAAAGACCTCGTCGTGTGCTTGTAGGTATATGTACGCTGATCTGCACCAACCGCCTCACTCTTCAGCGTAACAATGTGTTCGCGTCCAAAGTTAGCCTGACGAATCCACACCAGACATTCCCGGTCGTAATCTGCGGGATTCTTTGGAGACTTGGTGGTCGTTAGGGCTGGAACGGTGGTGGCATTGGCAACAAATGTCACATCCCCGATAGTCACCGCCGAACGCTCAGAAGGGTTGTTCACGCCCTTGAACGGAGGAGTTACCGTGTTCAGACTGACGGCTTTGGGGACATTGTTGACTAGGTCGTAAATGCCGTATGCGCCGTTGTTGGCAATGTACAGCAAGTACTTTTCATTCTCGTCCCGCTCAATCAGGTGGAAGAACAGTTGGTCCACATTGTAGAAGCGGTTCGGCTGTCCAGAGGCTGTAAACAGGGTGCTGATGAACTCAGCAGGTGGACGCTTGATCAAGCCCTCAACAGGCGAGGGGATGGCATTAACAACTTCTTCCGCTTCGTTGTTGCGTCGAATAGCCGCAGGCTGCTGGCTGACTCCACCAATGAAATTCGGAATAGATGTGTTGATCAGAGGCATCAGTTAACCCAGTAAGACCCACGACGAATGAAGGTGCGGGACACATCATAGTTGTCGAAGATGCTGTAGTCACCCGTATCGCTCTCAAACTCCTGCAACTTGGCGAGGGCTTGAATCTCGTCCGACTGGGTGAACATATGCAACTTCTCTGACCCTACGACACGATCCTGAAACATCCTAGAAGCCCGGATGCAGATGTATCGACGGGCCTCTTCAGGAAGTTGATCAAAGTCAATCAGGGTGATATAGGTCACCTTGACTGGACCGCCAAAGACAAAGGAATTGTCCTTGAGGTTATATAGCATATACTGACTGGTTGAGGTGTTGTAGCGAACCGTAATGTCGTATTCGGTTTCGTTTACATCCATGTCCACCCGAGTGATTGCATCGGCCACATAGATGTAACCGCTGGTATCCGGGGTCCACTCGACATTCCGTTCAGTATTGAAATGCCACCCATAAGACAGGACCTCGCGGGTGACCTCGTCAAGGACATTGTTGGCAATCTGAGCATCAGCCCTAGGGGCCGTGGTGCTGGAAACCGGGGTTTCCCCGATCACACTCAGCATCGTGTTGATGGCCTGAAGGCGGGTTGTCTTGGTAAGTGGCATAGTGTTCCTCAAACAAAAGAGGGGATGGAACCCAACTAAGGGAACCATCCCCCCTTTGAATCACAGACCTACTGACCTATCAGGTGGTCAGTTCGTGGAGGCATTCTTCACGCAGGGTGTTGTGACCCATAGCGTACTTGGCAACCATGAGGGTGCCCATGCGCTCCATGACATACTCGCTCTCGACGCTCAGGTCCATCAACTTGACCGTGCCAAGACCTTCGCGCTGGAAGACGATGCCACGGGTGTTGGTGAAGTTAGCACCCGAGTAGCCATGACCAGAAGTGCCGCTGATGTCGTTCTTGACACCAGAGTTACCAAAGAGATCGTCCTGCGACGAAGACTCGTTGGCAGTCGGCAGGTGGTTGCTCTTCAGGATGCGGATGCCCGACACCGACATGACAACACCGCTAGCAAGGCTACCGTTGCCGTCGTTGCCGTAATCGCGGTTGATGGCATCGCTATCGCCGCTGATCAACTTGTAGTACTCCGAAGGCGGGAGAATAGCGTAACGGTCATTAGCCGGAACATTCTTCTCGTCCATCTTCTGAGCAATATCCACAAGCGTGTCAGTCAGGTCATTAGCCGTGGTGCCAACCGCATTGCTAGTCGAACCAAGGTAACGAGCCTCAGAGTTGCCGAAGCGATCCGTACCCTTACGGGCACCGATGATGGCCGTGCGGAGCAGGGCCTTGTCGGCGGCGTAAGCAAGCGCACGACCAATTTCCGTCGAATAGATCGAACGGACATCGTAGTGGTTCTTCATCTCATCGATGTCCGCAACGAACACCGAGGAAACAAGGACATCGTCAATAAAGATCTGCTTTTCAGCGTGACGGATCTTCTTGAGGTACTTGGAATCAGAACCAGTCGCCGGATACGAACCACCGCCAGCCGTAATCAGCGTTGCGGGGGTCGAGAGCAGGCTCTCACCCGGGGTGTGGTAACCAGCACCAGCCGTACCCGTGAGGGGGAACTGGGCCGACTTACCGCTGGAGATCGTGCGAACACGGTGCAGCGGCATCATCACATTGTTTTCTTCAAAGGTGGTGATGATTTCACCGCTGAAGACCTTCAGGAAAAGAGCATCGACATCGCCCGCAAGGTTCGACTGGCCGATACGCGACGGCTGCGAATTAAAAAGTGCCATGAGAAAAAATCCTATGTATGAGACACGATAGATGGTTGTAATAGCCAGTCCTCAAGGTTGTCCCTCGCAAGGGGCCGAGATTCCTTAGCCTTTTCATGGCCCATCCAAAGCCACGAAATGAAAAGAGCCCACCGGAATAAACCGTATGGGCTCAAGGGGAAGTCCGGAGTTAAAGGGGATGTTATGGACTTCCCGCCGGGATTTCCCCGGTGTCTTCTGGAACATCAGCAGCCCACCAACCAGCAGGAATTTCCACCCGGTTGGAAGACATCACCTTAGTCCCGTCTTTCTGCACAACGAACACACGCGCCTTGACAGGTTCCGCCAGTTGAACAGGAGTTCCCGGAGGGACCAGAATCACGGTGCTGTTGCACCCGCCTACGGAAGCGGTCACGAACGCCCCCAGCATTAGGATCAGCGTTTTCACCTTTGACTTCCTTAGATGCAAACCGTTCAATGAAGTGCAGGATCGAAGTAACCAGTTGGTAGATCCAACCCATTACGCCGCCGTGGAGGCATCCTTGGCAAGGATCAGGCCAAGACCAGCGGTAACGGCAGCGACCACCGAAGCAACATCAAACACGGTAGCCGGGTCGTTATCCAGCAGGGCGATCACAGCCGACGAAACAGCGGTCAGGATCGTGGCAATGCCAAGGACGGTAGTCTTAGGGTTCTTCTTCATTAGCGGACTCCCATAGCGTTAGACAGGGCGACCCGCTTCTCGACATCCGAACGATACGCGGGGTCCTTGGCGTACCGGGGATCCTTCATGGCCTGCACGATCTCAGCAACGCTGCGGAAGGCCCCACCCGAAGGTCCCACGGTTTCACCCTGAATCAACTTGGCTCCGGGGTTACCATTGACTTGTCCGTATCGGGCCCACAGACCCTGCACGGCAACCTTGATCGTGCTGAGATTACCGCTGTCCATGATCTGGTTGAAAGCATCAACCTCGTCCTCCGGCAGGTTCTCAGCAGCCCACGAAGTCATGGACTCGTACTGGGATTCGCCCCCAACAAGACCCATCACAGAACTGAACTGCTGATCCATGACGGCCTTCTGACCCTCCACATAGGCCCGAACGATCTGCTCCGGGATGCCCATGTTGGCGGTGATGGCCTGAATCGATTCGTCGCTCAGGTCGCCGTTCTGGTAGAACTCAGTCGAGTACTGCTCAAGACCGTCAAAGCCAGTCTTGGGAGTCTCCTTGGTTCCAACCTTCTTTTCCAGTTCGCCGTAAGCCTTAGCAAGGTCCTCAGCACTCTGGAACTTCTGGGGAAGCCACTCAGGACGAGCCTGCTGCTGGGTCACAGGCTGGGCCGGAGCCGTACCCTGTGCCTCCGCCGCGGCCTGAGCCAAAGCGTCCACTTCGTTGTTGCTTTCTGCGGTGTCTCGGACAATCGTAACTTGCTGGTGATTACTCATTACTGTTCAAGGGCTCTCTGCTCGGCAACTCGACTAGCACTCTGGACCATCGTCGGAGTATTCTGCTGGAGCATCTGTTGCTGCATAGCCATCTGCTGCTCCTGCTGAATTTGCTCTTCAGTCTTGACCAGTCCCGCCGTGTCGATGCCAAGCGAAGCGGCACGACGGTTCATGTACTCTCGCAGATCAATATACTGCTGAAGTCCCTGTGGGCCCAAGATTTGTCCAATTCCCTGAAGATAAACATCAAGGCGGTTCAGATCGTTGCCACGGCCCAGAGCATCGACACCAGTCACAATGGCCGGAGTCACGAACTTCTTGTCGATCTTAGGCATCTTCTTGGCCTTGATCATGCGATCCATGATGCGCTGGACCAGAGGCAACTGAAATTCCTGCGACAGAAGGCTGTAGATGCCACCAAGTTGTCGTTCGATACTCTGGGTCACCAACCGGATCTCTTCAGCCGTAACACGCTCTGCATTGCGAATTGAAGCCTCAGTCAGCAGGAAGGCGTAACTCAGGCTCTCGTTAATGGAATTCATGGTCTGCAAGGCCACGCTGAAGTCAGCAGCCTTGTTGACCTGAAGAACCGTCACATCCGCCGCGTTGCCCTCAATGATGGCCCCGTTGGGGCTCTGGGCGACCTTCTTGGGGCGGGTAGTGCCGACAGGGTTGATCAGGAACAGGACCTTGGCCGCAGCCGCAGAGCCCTCCACGATGCTCTTACGCAGGCTATCTAGGGAAACTAGGTCCCCGTAGTACTGCTCGACATATGAGCGGCCATAGTCCTCACCATCCACCCGGTTCATACGCAAGGCAAGGAACGGGTTCCGCTCTGCGGGGTAGGTAATGGTGCTGTCTGGAAGGACGGTCCCACCAATCTCTTGGTAGACCTCGACCTTACCATCCGGAAGCACATGGCAACAGGTGTACAGATCCACGGTGTCTTCGTGGCTGCACATACAAGACTTGGCAATCTCCGCTGCTTCAGGAGGCAGTACAGCAGGAGCCACAGTCTCCTTGATCACGATCTTCCGGACATGGCCCATGGGATCCCGCTTGACCACATAACGGTCCAGACGGATGACCCGCATGGGTCCGTCATCGGGGAAGTACAGCAGGACATTGCCACAGACGATCAACTGCTTCAGGGCTTCAAACAGCGAAACCCGGATGTTCAGTACTTCGATTTCCTTGGCAATCATCCGCTCCATATCTGCCAGAGACTTTTCAGCCTCACCCTTGGCCCGTGGATTCAGGGCCTCTAGGTTCTTCGCGGCCTGCGGATCGATCACAAACCGGAAGAACGGAGCATTGGGCGGCAGCAGGGACAGGAGCAGGGCACTAGCAAGGTTGTTCACCCCACGGGCACCAATAGATTGGTACGGGGTCACGAACTTCTGCGACCGCTGATCCCCATCGTCGGGCATCAGGTGCGGAAGCGTAAGACGGGAGCAATCGCGGGCTCGTTCAAGGTACGAGTATCGCTGATTCTCCAAGTGGAGGTACAGAGCCTTGCCAGTTTCGGGCATTTAGGTTCCCGGGAGGTTTGCGGTGGTGTTACCCATCTGGATCGTAAGCCCCTTCTTACCGCGACGGCGGAAAAGAGGGTTACCCTCAGTAGCAGTCTTGGGTCGGGCCTGAGTCATAGGCTCCGAAACAACCGCCGGAGGCGGAGGCGCAGGCAACTTAATTTCAGCGGGCGGTGGCGGGGCCTGAACGCTGGGACTTCGCATAAAACACATAGTTTCTCCTAGAAGTTCTTGAATTGTTGTTCTTGCTGCTCTTCATACAACCGGAACAGGTAACGAACAACAGATCGTTGACCAGCCGCATAGAAGATGGAGTCCTGAGTCTCGCCCAGAATTGCACACTTTTCCGGGAAGACCTTGTCGAGATACCCCAGCATTTCCAACTTAATTATTGGAACTGGGGTATTTGCCTCCTTAGAAATGTCGTTATTCACTTCCCAGATTCCTTCTGAGACTGGACATAGGCGTACAGGATCACCACATAGTTGATGATGTCCAGCACCGTATCACGCAGAGCCTCGTCCTTGACCTTGAACTCCCCAGTCGTAATGAAGGTACTCAGGCGGCTCATCTTGTCCGTCAGGCGTACCATGATCCCAGCCTCTGTCTTACAGATCCCCATGGCCTCACAGCGGGTGAAGTTGAGGAAGGGGTGGGTATCGTCCTTGCCCCCGGAGTAATCGTGGTTCTTACGCTCAGACAGGGCACGGGCCTCGTCAGTCAGTTCCTTGTGGGTGGTCAGCAGTCGTGAACGGTTCATGGGGTCCATAGTTTGATCTCCTTAGTGTCCCAGCGGTACTCGCCAGATCGAAGAATTCTAGCACATCTAGCCTGTGTCAACGCATACTCAACGGTGAATCCAGCCTTCT